ACAAACTTGGTTATGAATTGAATGTTAATTGTAAGGGTGTTGCTATTGATGATCTGGAATCAGATGCAATTCCGTTTGTAAAGTTTCTTATTAACAAATTTACCCCATTGACTACTAATCCGGAAAAGGAATATATTGAAAAGATTATTAGTGATCTGGAAAAACAACTAGATGATTCTAAGAATAAACTGAAAAGTCTATAGAGGATAGGGATAGTCTAAGATTTTTCCTATGGCTATGCCAACGAGTCTGTCTATTTTTTTATGATATTATGAAATTATCTGTGGATAACTTTGATCTTGACATTTTTTTGAAAACCATTATGGTGAGAATGTAGTCAGTGAGAAAGGTGATTTGTTATGTCTCGTTTAGTTTGGGTTTCTGATGCTGGTCACGGTTGGTTGTCTGTTGCTATTGCAGATGTCAATGAAGTGGGTTTGGCTCCTTCTTCGTTTTCTGCATACTCGTATGTCAGCCGCGATTCAAATCGTCTCTATCTTGAAGAAGATAGCGATGCTCGTGTCTATCTCAATGCCTACGTTGAAAAGTTTGGCAAGCGGCCGGAAATCCGTGAAGGTCGCCCGTCAGAACGCAGCTTTGTGCGTAGCCTTCCCGGCATTCGTTACGCATAAAACTTGATTTTGATCTTGACATTTTTTTCAAAACAGATTATACATGGTTTATCAACAATGATGATGTGAAAGGAAGTATATTATGTCTCACGAACTTGAAATCCTCGAAAATGGTGAAGCTTCGATGGCTTATACCGGTGATGTTCCTTGGCACACGCTGGGAACAAAGGTTCCCGCCGATCTGACTCCCGTTCAGATGATGGAAGCCGCCAATCTTAACTGGGAAGTCGAGAAGACTCCTCTGTTCACCAATGTCAACGGTGAGACTGTCCGTGTCCCTAAGCGGTATGCTCTGACCCGCAAGTCTGACAACCGCGTTCTGGATATCGTCGGTGGTGATAACTGGAATCCTACCCAGAATGTTGAAGCCTTTGAGTTTTTCAACGACTTCGTTGCTGCTGGCAACTGCAACATGGAGACTGCTGGTTCGCTCTCGGGTGGTCAGATTATCTGGGCCCTCGCCAAGATCAACGAATCCATCGAGGTCGTGAAGGGTGATGTGATCGAAGGTTATCTTCTCTTCTCGAACCCCCACAAGTATGGTAAGGCGATTGATATTCGCTCCACTCCTACTCGTGTGGTCTGCAACAACACTCTGAGTCTCGCTCTTGGCCAAAAGGCAAAGACCAACTATCGGGTCGATCACCGTCAGAAGTTCAACGCTGAGGAAGCCAAGATCGCTATCAGTGTTGCTAAGGACAAGCTTCTTCGTTACAAGGAAGCGGGTGAGTTCCTCGCCTCGAAGCGTTTCAAGGACGAGGATGTGGTGACCTACTTCAACCGTGTCTTCAAGTGCGACAATGCTCGTACCGAAGAGGGTGAGTTTGGTTCGCGTCCTGCTCGGATTGCTGCTGAACAACTGTTCACCCAGCCTGGTGTTCAGTATGCTGAAGGTAGCTTCTGGCAGTTGGTCAACTCTGTCACTTTCTACCAGAACCATCTCTCGGGTCGCTCGGCTGATACCCGTATGCAGTCCACTTGGTTCGGTGCTGGTGCTGATCGCAGCATCAATGCTCTGAACATCGCTCTTGAAATGGCAGAGGCTGCCTGATAGGCGAAGGGGAGGGAGTTTCGGCTCCCTCCTTTTTTGGAGATACACTATGACACAAATCGTAAAAATGGGGCTGACAGAACCTTATATTCTGCCTTATAACGAAATCATAGCAAACGGCATTACCGGACTATTTTTGGGATCGGCCGATTTTGTTTGTCCTGAGATCAAGGTGGAATCCGATCTTGTGAAGAGCGGTGTTCGCCATGAATATAACATCAACTATACTCCTAATCAGAAAAATATTCTGAACTCTCGTGGTGTTTATATCATTTGGCGAAAAAATCCATTTGATGCTGACAATGATTCGTGTTATGTTGGCTCAACTTTGATTTCATTCCGCAAGAGATTTTCAAAAATCATTCAATATATTCATGGGGTGTTTCACAACGGAGACCACAATCTTCCTTTTGCCAAGAAATGGCGAGAGAAGTATGGTGTCGGAAACACAAGCAATATGTATGTTCGATTCTTTCCTCTGAATAACTTCTCCAATGAAGGCATCAAGGAAATCGAGGCACTCATCATCAAAAACATCAAAAATGCTGTGGGTCGTCACAAGTGTTTGAATGTGGTCGAATATGCCACATCGTCGTATGTCAAAGAGACGGTCTCAGCAAATAACAGTCTTTGCGATTTTATCTCTTGACATTTTTTAAAAAACCATTATGGTGAGAATGTAGTCAGTGAGAAAGGTTTTTGAGATGATCGCCAAGCAACTCTTCAAGCAGATCAAGATCCACAAGGGTCCTATCATGGTCGCCTTCAACAACTTCGATGACAACTTCTATGTCGAAGTCAAGAAGCGCGATCTTCTCGTTCAACTCGGTGCTGCGTTTGGTCTTGAGGCTGAGACTGGCTTTGAACTCGACCACAACGGGTATCTCGACAAAGATTATAATGTTGCTTGACATTATATCCATCTCCGTTATTATAAAAATGTAGTCAGTGAGAAAGGTGATTCGTTATGGCTTATATGTGTCAGACCAAGAAGGCCGCCATCGCACCCAAGGTCAAGGCGATTCTCAAGAAGTTTGGCGTGAAGGGCAGTCTTGCTGTTCGCAACCACAGCACCTTGGTGTTGAACATCAAGGAAGGTCCTCTCGACCTGATCTATGAGAATGATCAGAAGTATGGTTACAGCCAGATCAATCCTTACTGGCTCGAACGCGACTATCAGGGCAAAGAACTGAAGTTCCTCCGCGAAGTCAAGAAGGCTATGAACGCCGGCAACCACGGCAACGCCGGATGCCTTGCCCTCGGTGCGCATGGTGTTGGTTGGTACATCAACATTCATGTCGGCAACTGGGATAAGCCCTACAAGAAGATTGCTGCATGACTAACGAAGAAAAGATGAATGAACTCGGACTGATGGGGGAGAAGGTGGTAATCAACTACCTGAACTCCATCGGTCGATTTGTTGAACAGTCAATAGACAAGTATGATTCAACCAAGGACCTGCTTTGTGGAGACAAAAAGGTCGAGGTGAAGACACAAGTACCCTTCATCATGGCGAAGGCGCCCACCTTTCGTCCTAACCAGCTTGCCAAGTGTAGGTCGGTTGATGAGTTATATTTTGTCACTGTTCCTGCTCCCAACAATGTATATGAGTGGTCTGGTTGGATTTTCAAGGTTGATCCAAAGGCATTCAAGCACCGAACATACCGAACCAAGTACGGACGCGAGATGTTGTTGCTCGATATCGAGCAAGAGGCGGTGGTGCCGGTTCAGAAAATCAAAGATGAATATATCTCTCAACTGAGAAAATATACCGTATCCGCCTATTGACATATTTTTAAAAACAGATTATACAGGGAGTGTAGTCAGTCAGAAAGGTGATTCAAAATGTTCAATACCATCCGTGAGTTCCTTGAATATGTCGAACGCTTCTACGGCGTAGGTGGCATCTACGACATGGGCGCCACCTTTGATCAGATTGTCAAGGCATGGGATGTTTACATTTGTCGGACCCCGGTTGAAGACATTGATTTCGATTCGGTCGACCGTGAACGCATCCGTGATATTCTGATCGAAGATTTCGGTCTGGTTTTCCCCGAAGGAAACATCAAGATCGCTGCTTGAGTTACTCCCCAACTAGAGGAGAGGATTCGTCCTCTCCTCATTTTTTTGTTGACATATTTTTCATGGTCGCCTATACAAGGAATGTAAGGGAGTGATTATGCAGATCAACACCAAGGGTTTCGCCAAGAACAAGGCTGCTGTGCTTGAAGAGGCCGCACGATTCTTTGCCCACATTCTGATGGATCCTAGAATGGTCCGGAATCTGGTCATAGATATAGAGCGCGATAAGAACAGCGATGTTCAGGGCGAGTGTGTTGATGAGGACGGTGTTCGCAATCCTCGTTGGTTCACGATCAATCTCCGCGATGCCAAGGGCGATGAAGATATCATCAAGACCCTTGCTCATGAGATGGTCCATGTCAAGCAGCACGCCAAGAACGAACTCCAGACCGGAGCTTTGGTTGTCGCCAAGGGCAAGCCGATCTGTCGTTCTAAATGGAAGGGCGAGGTTTGGAAGCCCAAGAGAAAGCAAGATGCGTACTTTGATGCTCCTTGGGAAGTGGAGGCATTTGGCCTTGAAATAGGATTATTTCAAAGATGGCTCGCAAGAAATGAAGCATAAGGAATAAAAAATGGCTATTCAAGTGAAGAGAAAGAAGGTTCGGAAGACAGCCAAACAGATTGAGTTTGGTGGCGAACCCCATATTCAGGGTCTTGCCTCGGAGTTGGAACTGACTCGGGCATTCAACTGGTATAATCTCCAGTTTGATCACACCCAAGCCAAGAAGTGGGTCCTGGAGTATCTGAAAAAGAACAAACGATCCGTAACCCTGATCAACCAGATCAAAGCCGCACCTGATTATAGGACAATCACCACGGCTGGTTGGATGGCTCGGATGATGCTAAACGGCGCCGAGTTTGACCATAAGTATATGGAGCGATTTGAGGAGAGGCTTCGCCTCAATGCTTTGTATGGAGTCAAGGATGAAATCAAGGAAGAAAAGTCCACGGTCTCGATCCAGGATCGTGTGCGCCGTAGTATCTCTAACACTATGGCTGATGCTGAGGTTTACATTATTGACGACCGTGGAGAGATGTATGAGTTCCTTCAAGGACGACAGGTAACACCTGCTGCGGCTAAGAAACTGCTGGAATATTATCAGCCGATCTATGATGAGATTCACTCTGATGATGATCAGGTCAAGGAGGCATTTGGTAAGAATCTAAAGACAGAACGGATCTTTATGCAAGGTGTTGTTGATGATCTAAATCGCTATATAGGCAATAAGAAGATCGTCAAGGTTCGCAAGCCTCGCGCAAAGAAGGTCAAGTCTGCTATTGACTTGGTAAAGAGTCTACAATATCAGAAGGAATATCCTGCACTAAAGATTGTGTCGGTCAATCCTGCTGAAATCATCGGAGCAAGTCAGATATGGACATTCAACACGAAGACGAGGAAACTCAGCCAGATCGTATCAATGAGTCCGACTGGTCTAGGAGTGAAGGGGACAAGTATTACGGGATTGGATATCGAATTGAGCGTGTCGAAGTCGATTCGCCCCAACCTCCAATCCACCTTGATCCAGAATCTATTGTCATCTGGAAAAGTGGGTCTAAGGAGTTTCATGTCAAATATCAAGACCTCATCAACATGTGCAAGCCCGAGAATGAACGAGTTTACCGTAATATTAAGGACTATTAAGTGACAGATAATGTAGTTGATTTCACAGATCGTTGGATTAAGAAAGAAGAGCATAAAGAAAAGATTCAAAAGATTGAGGAAATCAATGAACTTGATGAACTTCATGATATTTGCACTCTAGTAGCCAATGATGCTCTAAATGCATTATATGAAGAATATGATCTAGAGATTGATAAAATTGAGTTTAGTCCAGAGATGATTTTCTTCTTTGAGTCATTCAAGGGTCTTATTATGAAGTGTGCTGGACATTGGCATCCTTTTCAAGATGTTGCTCAGGATTTTTTTGATTCTCAGGGCATTGAAATTCATGAAACTGAAGATGGTGGATATCATTTCGTTCTAGGTAATAAGGAAGAAATTTTACCGGCAAACGATGTTGACATTATTCCGGAACCATGATATAAGAAGAAATGTGATATAACTCTAAGGAAATAAAAGTGCTACTTATCGATCTAAGCCAGTTCCTAATCTCATCAGTCTTTGCTCAGTTGGGTAACACCAAGGGAGTGGAGATTGAAGAGGATCTGCTGCGACACATTCTTCTAAACTCCATTCGCACGATCAAAAACAAATACAAGTCTTTTGGTAATGTTGTGATTGCCTGTGATGACAAGAACTATTGGCGCAAGGATATCTTCCCTTACTATAAAGCCAATCGCAAGAAGGCACGAGAGGAATCAGATGTTGACTGGAATGCAATCTTCGCTTGCCTAGACACCTTCAAGAAGGAACTCAAGGAGAACTTTCCATACAAGGTGATCCAGGTTCCTCGCGCCGAGGCGGATGACATCATTGCGGTTCTGACCAAACACCACCACGCAGAGGGTATTCTGATTGCATCCTCAGATAAGGACTACCAGCAACTTCAGGTGTATCCTCGTGTGACTCAGTATAGTCCTATTCTAAAGCGAGAGGTCAACTGCTCTTACCCTGAACAGTTTATACTGGAACACATCATAAAAGGGGATTCGTCAGACGGTATTCCAAACTGTCTGTCTCCTGATAATACCTTTGTGATGGGACTTCGACAGAAGCCTATGACGACCAAGAAGTTGAATGAAATCGGTTACGATCCTTCGACTCTAGAGGGTGAGACTAAGCGAAACTATCTTCGCAACAAGGCTCTGATTGACTTCAATGAGATTCCTGCTGACATTGAAAAGCAGATTCTGGATGCATACGAGTCACAGGAGTTTGGTGACAGGTCAAAGTTGTTCAACTTCTTTATTGAAAAGCGAATGAAGAACCTTATGGAGGCAATCAATGATTTCTGATTTGCGAGTGGTGCAGAAGAAAAAGAAAGTTTCTGGCTATCGCGCAGACAACAGCGGAAGGTTCATTTACGATGAACCTGAAGAAGTGACTTCATGGAAGTTGCAGGCCAAAAAGAGTGTTACCATGCCTAACTCCAGTGATCGTGGTATTCAACAATATGATTACTGGGACGATGTTCCTATTATTGTGGAGTGGGAATAATGATTGATATTTTCGTAACTTATATTATTCCTATTGTCGCCGGTTGGCAGTTTGGCACATGGATTGTTGAACTGATCGAATATATACATTGGCGCAGGAACTCCGAAAAGATTGATTTTAAGGCTTCTGCTGAGATCAAGGCTAATATTGAAGAGATTGCTCATCTAACACACCTCAATAAGGATCATGTTCTACGAGTTTTGATTACTGATGCTGTATTGAGGCTAACTAGGAACGACAATGCCAACAAATGAAGAACTTCGTCTAGCATCGATGCTTTATTCTCTTGTCAACTCAGGAGAAAACATATATAATAACAAGCGTGGTGATGGAGCGCAAAGATACTATTGTGATGTTTGTGATGAAGAAAACTGGCATTTTCCGTCAACAGTTTCTGGTCATGAGGATCCGGTGGTTGAATATGTCAACATTATTCGTGAAATGAAACAATATATGGAACAAATCAAATATGAATAAAATCATGGGTATCGCAGAGATTCTAAAAGAAATCTCAAGTATCAAGAAGTTCGAGGAAAGACAGAACGCTCTGGCTTCTTGTGCAAACAATCAGGCTCTCGTCCAGGTGCTTCATGCAGCATTTCATCCGGATGTGAACTTCCTTCTGCCTGGTGGTCGACCTCCATTTACCAAACTTGACAAGAGTGTCGATGCTCAGGGGTCTTTGTATCGCGAGTCACGGAAGATGCACTACTTCATCGAAGGTCTGTCTCCCGATCTGCATCCTCTGAAGCGAGAGAACATGTTTGTCCAGCTTCTTGAGGCTCTGGATCCAGATGACGCCGAACTACTTCTGGCAGTCAAGGACAAGCAGATGCCTTATAAGGGTATCACATATGAACTCGTGGCTTCCACGTTTCCTGGTCTGCTTCCAGAAAAGTCTGAGACTGTCTCAGAGAAGAAGCAGAGTGCGGGAAAAAAGTTGCCCTGCCCTTTTGGTTGCGTAAGTTCTTCAGAGGACGGACTTTATTCCCCAGGTCCTCTGGCCCAGCACCTGAAGAGAGTGCATGGCGAATCCGAGAATGGTGAAGAAACAGATTGACAATATTTTCAACATAGTCTATAAGGAGTCTATCAACAACATGGAATACGCTATCTAATGGCACACTCTAAGAACGATTATCATCGCAATAAGTATGACCGCGATGAGGAGTATAACTACCGAAACGATGTTCATGAGCGAAATCAACATCGGCGAGATAAGCGAATAACCAATGCCCTACGATCTAGGGACGTCAATGCCCTTCTGGATGACGATGAGGAATAAGATAAATACATTCTTTACACCATCTGGTTAGGAGAATGAAATGGGCGCACCTTGGGGTTGGCTGGTTTGTATAGATGCATCATATTGCAATGATGAGATCAATAGTCCGGTAACTATCCAAAAGTTCATAGACGAACTGTTAGAGAGAATAGAAATGATAAAGATCGGTGGTCTACATATTGTAGACTGCGATACTACCGATCCTATGAAGAAGGGGCTAAGTATTTTTCAGTTGCTTCAGGATTCTAATGTCTCTGCTCATTTCTGTCCCGTTGATCGTAATGCCGCTTTCTTGGATTGTTTTTCCTGTAAACCTTACGATCCTGAGACTGTTGTAGAAGTATTCAATAAGTATTTTCAACCGAAGATGATCAACTACGAGGTAGTGGTGCGATCTATTCCTGATTGATTATGGAGTTATATTATGAGTGTTTTGAAGGAAATCTTTCTTTTTATTGCTGGTCTTTGGCCGCTTTGGCTTATTGTGGCACTTTTTGCTATTATCATAGTAGCAGCCGACCATGATGCGACAACTTCACGGGTGGGGTCTTCCATTTGTTATTCAAAAGGTATGATTCGGATTACCACCGATGCAGGATTTAGGTGTGTTGATCCCAAGAATCTGGTCGAGGTGAAGTGATGAAGATTGGGTTCGTTGCCGGATCGTTTGATCTTCTCCACGCAGGACATATTCTGATGTTGGCTGAGGCTAAGTCAAAGTGTGATCGACTGATAGTTGGACTTCATACCGATCCTACTATTGATCGTAAAGAAAAGAATAAGCCCATTCAATCAACATTTGAACGATATCTACAACTAAGAGCATTGCAGGTTGTTGATGATATTGTGCCTTATGACACTGAGGAAGACCTGCTGAATATTCTGACTAATACTCAGATTGATATTCGTTTTCTTGGTGATGATTACAAGGCTCTCAAAGCTTATACTGGTTCGGGTCTTGACATTCCTATTCATTTCTGTCATCGTAAGCATAACTACAGCACAAGTGAACTTCGCAGTAGGATTGAACAGGCGGCTGCTGTAAGGAACATTGATGCTGTAATTCCTGCCAACAATGGAGAACCTTGGAATGCAGACTATTCAAGAAATAGTCGAGAGTGGGAAGGATGG